ACTACCAACCTTACAAGATTCCTGTAAACCACAATAACATCCTTATAATCGGTGATATACACATACCATATCACAATATACCTGCCCTCACACTTGCGTTAAAATATGGGCTTGAAAATGAAGTAAACACCATACTATTGAACGGTGACATCATCGACTTCTATGCCATTAGTCGCTTTGAAAAAGACCCAAGAAAGCGCAATTTTGGACATGAGGTTTTGATGACACGCCAATTCCTTACAACTTTGAGGCAGTTATTTCCAAATGCTGCGATCTATTATAAGTGCGGGAATCACGATGTGCGCTATGACCACTACATCATGCGCAATGCACCCGACCTTTTAGGCATGAATGAATTTTCATTCGAGAGTTTAATGAAGCTTGATGAACTTAACATCACATTCATTCCTGACAAACAAATCATTCGTGCCGGGAATCTTACAATACTACACGGGCATGAGTTAGGCACATCTGTATTTTCACCTGTCAACATCGCGCGTGGTTTATTCCTTCGCGCTAAAGACAATGCGCTGTGCGGACATCATCACCAGGCATCTGAACACAGTGAGCCAAACATCAACGGCAAACTAACAACGTGCTGGAGTGTGGCGTGTCTGTGCGAGCTGCACCCTGACTACATGCCAATCAACAAACACCACCACGGCTTTGCACATGTGAAAGTCATGGATACGGGAGAGTTTGAAGTGAGCAACTATCGAATAGTGAATGGAAAGATTAGATAACAAAAAGCCCCCACGTTAGGGGGCTAATTGCATCAATTTAAACACTATGCGATAAACACAATAGAAGCCACAAAGTTAGTACAAATGAAACGGAAACAACATCCGAAAGTGGTACATCGTAAACTTGGACGTGAGCGTGCGCATGGCATGTATCTAAACAACGTGATAGAGATTGACCCTACACTAGCACCGATGCGCTATCTTATTGTACTGATTCACGAATATCTGCATCACATACAGCCTGAGTGGAGTGAGGAAAAGGTGGATGCGGAAGGTGAAGCACTTGGTCGCTTTCTTTGGAAACAAGGCTTTCGCAAGGTGCAGCAATAATGCGCCCACTGCTAAGGATTAAAAACCTATTCAAAACTTATCCGCTATCCCGGCATGAAGTAACTCAGTATGCAACCATTCGCGCATCTTGCCTACTAAGTCGTACTGTTCTTCGGTTAGGTCTTGGTACTTTTCAAGTGATCGCAGGTGCTGCCTAAATTCATCAATCATATCAAAGTACTTCACACCATTGACAGCACAATCGAATGCGTGCTGGTCATCGTGTAGATCAAACGTTAGTGTTGCTTTCATCTTCTGTTCTGTTTGGTAATCCTGCTTTACAATCTGCGTAGCCGTCATTGTACGCATTGAGTATGTGTGTCATCTCAATGGTCTGTGCCTTCATCATGAACGCGTCTAATTCAATCCATGATATTTTGACCGTTGGCCCTTGAAATCTTTTGCGCAGTGACTTGCTAAGTGTGCGCAGTGCTGTTTCTTTTTTATCCTGTTCCATTTTGTTTGCTGAATATTTCGTTGCTAATTCTTTTAAGTATTCGATAGTTGCTGTGATAGTCTTTCTTGCTTGCTGGCTTATCATCAAGATACGCGTGCCGGAGTAGGCGTAATTCATCGACACTAAACTGACTGAGTTGTTTTCGGCTGAGTCGCATTGAGTTTTAGGATTTCATTTTTAACATGGTGATAGTAGGCCTTCACAGAATAGAATTGCCTTCCTGCTTGCCATTCTCGATGATGTCAAAATAGTTCGAGTACAGTTGCCATGCCTTTTCTTTTGCTTTCATCTGTTAGCTTGTTTAGTAGTTGTATCACTTGCTCTTTGTTGTAGTAGTGCTGCATGCTATTGCGCACATGGTCTTTGAGTTGGTCGGGTGTCATACTAATCTTCTGGAAATAAATTGCGGCAATATTCCACACCGTGATAGCGATCTATGCTGGCTTTTGTTTCAGTTATTTCAATGTGCCAAAACACACCAAGTTTAAAACCCATGTCGAAGGCTTGGATAATATCCTTGCGGCAATTAGTTTCGGCGTATTGTTTGAGTTCATCCATCGCATCAGCAAGTTCTCCAAAGGTTATAGTACCTTGCTCATAGCGTTTGAATAAGGCTCGAAAGCCTTCGTCAAAATATTGAACAGCTGTTTGTCTATGGTCTTTGCGTTGTTCTTTCATACTGCTAATGTATTAAGGTATTCACGCCACATAGGCACACGCTCTTGCAGCTTTGCGATTGCGTCGTTATCGAACTCAACAATCTTTTCATGTATGCGCTCATGCACCGGGATATCGTAAGTCCATTCCGTTGTTTCAAGGTTTGCATCTGGATAGTCATCTAAGAACCTGCCCATGTCATAGATCATATTCTTTTCTATACGCTGTGCTTTCTTGACAAAGGTAGGGTCAGACTGTGCATCAATAAGATTCATGCGGCGTGCGAGTCGATACTTCTCGTCATTAATCATTTGCAGTGGTGCGTTCACTAGCACGTAGCAGAATGTTGCACGCGGTGCTCCTGTTAACCAGCAATACGCTTGACCCTGCCAATAGTAATCTTTGCTAATGTCGCTAGTCATAGCATCAAAGAAAGTGTGGATGTCCCACGAGCTTTTAATGTCCGGCACATTCACTACTAAATCAGTCTCATCATCTTTGATTAGCAGGTCGGGTGTGCCTTTGATAAAGTCATTAGCAAACATCTGTTCATTCTTGAATACGATTTCGCCACGATGTCTGCGCCACATGTCTATGGCATCATTCTCAACGGCTAGACCTTTCTCAATAAACTTGTTTGACATCTCTTTGTAGCGGCTGTATTTGTTCGCTACGTAGATTTCTAGCAGTGCGCTCTTGGTAGTTTCGCTTAGACCTGTCTTAGTCCTTGCATCAGTCATCAACTTACCTAGTTGCGACGCTCTGAATAATACTTGTTCCATTGTTATAGTGTTTTAAATTGATAGTCAAATGTAGCAGCTATCAAGATATACTTGACAACTGCTACAAATTTTAACAGTTAGATGGAGGCTATGAATTGCCCGCGCTCCTGGTTCATCAGAATCATTTGACGCTTTGCCTCTATTTCATCACCGACCTCATGCAGCACATCGCCACTGCATGACTTGCTAATCTTGCTTAGCTGTGCAAGTTCAGTCGCTTGCTGGATAAGCTCGCGCACATACTTCACATCTTGGTCATGACCCTGCCCTAGACTGCCCTTCAATTTGAACGGCTTGTATGCGTCCTTGTTCTTGCGGTTAAGGTCACGGCCAAACACTTTACCCAAACTTTGTGCAGCGTTCTTGAGACACTCAGTCTTTAGTTTACCAAATGCCAAGTCCATTGCATTAGCTTTCTTATTCGATGGATTCAACGCCCACTCATTGCGTGCCTGTGGATCATTGCGCAGGTCATCGGGAACTTTATCCACCATGATGACAACAGATGCTGCACCAACTCTCCTTAATTCGAATCCGGAAATTGGGTGAGTAACTACCAGTTCTATTGATGCCTGTACTTCATTGGCAATCGTAGACCACTTGAAATTCTCAGTACGCCAATGGCCAAAGTAGATTTCATCTAATGTCATTTCGATATGACTAATGACCAGCGTACACGCTTTTTTGTCGGGTGTTGCTTCTACACCTGCGGGGTCAGGTTCCGCGTTGAGCAGCTGCTGAAACTTTTGCAATGCTTCTAAATTGTCTTTGTGATAACTCATAATGTTTAATTGATTTTGATGTTTCGAAGATAGTGATTAATAGCGCATCAGGCAATCATTCAACTCTAATTGATAAACGTTGCATAGAAGTTAATTCTCCAAATGCTACCCACTCTTGTGCTGATTGTGAAATTGTCATTGCTTTGTGTTTTAATGTTTGATTGATGGCACAAATATAGTGGGGTAAATAGTTACCTACCAAAAATCAATTGTTAAAATTTGTTAAAATGAGCAATGACGCGGGATGCAGAAGCAATTAAGCCCACGAATAGGAGCCGTAATTCGGGAATAATTCAAAGTACACACGCATCATTATGGCATCTGCATAGTCAGGACTCTTGCCATGCATGCGCGCTATCTCGTCTTTACTGATCACAGCTAACTTGCCGTCGGCTTCGGGTGTGCGGCGGCGTATCATGTCCAGCTCCTGCACGATGACATCCCGGAAGCGATCAACTTTAAATACTATTTTGTTTTGCTCGATGAGTTCTGCTAACTTGAAATAGCATTCCGCTTTCTGATTTACATAGCGGTCTGGTTGTTTGGCCCTGCCCCCGTTAAGAAATCCCCGGCACTTTAAGCTATCAACTACACCACCACCTACACCGTCTTCATCGCAGATCACATTGCTTAGTTTGATGCTATGCCTGTCACAAATTTGGCGAACATTTGTTACAACTGTCGTAATGGGTTGCTTGCGCAGCTCGTGAATCTCTATTAAGTGCAGCCCATGCCATACGCAAATAACTGTTCTATCTTTTCCAAGACGTGCGATGTCTGCGCTTATGTACTTTTCACCTTTGCTTTCTTCATCGCGGAAGCAGCGTACCAGGTCATCGTATTGATACAGGTTGTCTATGGACTCATCATACTCCCAATCTCCATCCAGTAGCCTTCGTCTGTCCACCTCAGGCAGCATGCGCAGCGTTTCAATGTACGACTCGGGTAAATGCGGATTGTCATTTGGCAATGATTGTATGAACGCAAGATGCGGCGGTAAGTTTTGCGCCTTGTATGGGGCATAGAACTCGTTGTACAGCCATCCTTTTGAAGGATTGCATGTGAGCAGCATCTTTGGTTTGAGGTCATACTGATTCAATTTAAAACGCATGCGGCTTTGCAGGATGTCTATTGCACGCTTGCTAACCTGTGCGCACTCGTCTACGTAGCAGTCTGTCAACTCGAGCCCGCCTAGTGCATGGTACTCGGGATCTGATGGATAAGCAAATAAATCTTTTAAAATAATCTCACTGCCATTCGCAAACGTGATGACGTGCGTCTGGTTGTTGATGGTGTAGTGTTCATTAGGTGCAAGACCAAACATCTGAGCTACTTCAAAGAATGTTTTTAACGTTGTTTTTTTTAGCGTGTCAAGTTTGCTCCTACCGATTAACCCACGTGTGCCGGGATACTTAAACCTGCGGCTTATTTGCCATGCACAA